GCTCTTCCGATCTGGAGAGAGGCGAAATAATCGACCTGTTTACTATCCAGCCCGATGGAGCGCACAGCGGAGTCGATAGCGGTTGATATTTTATCGTATCCGCAACCGCCGGTAATGGACCCTGATGCCTGATACCATTTACCGTCCACCGTGATCCAGATTGCCGCCATGAACTGGTGGCCGTATGTACCTGGGTTCGCTGTGACGTAGACTTTGCAGTGGACGAACGCTCGAGCGTGCTTATAGGATTCTTTCGTTGCCCGCTTGGCGTCGTCCAGAAGGATGTACTTATATTCCGTGTGCAGGTCCATTTTGTCGATCCGGCGGCTAATGTCGGATGACTGCAGGGACGAGATGATTTGTTTCCGGTTTGCTTTGACATAGTTGGTGTTCATGGTGTTATTTCCTCTTTTACTTTGTGTTAGTGATTTTGCGAAGGGCGGTATCGACGTGCGTATCATCGGCGTATTGGTATACACGATCAAACCACCCACTTCGGAACTCGCGGTTTATTGACCAGAGACAGTCCCACCTGTAGCGCTTGTCTGACAATCCTTTCTCCCGGTATTCCATGAGTCGTGGGAAAATCGGTGAACTTTCGATTGCGTTTTTTAATTCGGCATAGTCCTGCTTTGTGATTTTCATAATCAACCCTCTTTGTTGTCGATGTTCGGCAATGTTGCCGGGTTTACCCTCTCCCGTGATGGTGGGAGAAGGTAAAGCCGGGACACTGGGTTAGTGGCATATGATGAGGATCGGGCTGATGGCACCTGTAATTCCGTCATCTCTCAATAATTCTATTGCTAATACCGTTGCATGGTCACCATCACCCTCTGATTCATGCAATACGATCCCCTCTATCACGATCAACCCTTGGTCTGTGCTGAGATGTACATCGAAAGTATTAATCATAATCAATCCCCTTTGTTCATCTGTTCCGCAATCACCCGTGCAATGATGGGCGAGCGGTAGGTTTTGGAAGCCGGGTTGTTATAGTCCCGGAGTAGTGCGAGCAGGATGCAGCGGTTCATGATGTTGTCCTCCTCTTAGAGCAACTGATCTGCCAATTCGATCAGGTTTGCCTGATACTCAAGGCGTTTTGCCTTTTCGCGTAAATCGGCAACAGTCTCCCGTAGGGACGCGCCTGCCGGTTTACCGGGTGATAGTTTGACATCTAGTGAACGTTTGTCCGTTTCAATACATGCGTACGCTGCAGTAGCAAGTACTTTGAGTTTTACCGATTTGATCTTTCCATAGTCATTCATGATGTTGTCCTCTTTGTGTTTCTCTGTATGTGGGTTGACCATAAACCACCTCACTGGGTATGTCAACCCCAATGAACCTTTTTTCAATGTGGTGACAGTGCGCCCTAGACAACGGGTTAGTGGGGGGAAAATGGGGGTAGATGAAAATCTCATTTGAGAGAGAGCCAAAATCGGGGTTGCGTAGCGTATGGCCGCTCTGTCACCACTCGTGCAATTTAAGTCCTAAATCGACCTTTTCCCTAGGGCGCACTGGTCGCACTGCTTCACTGGGTATCCCGGCACCCCAATGAGTACTTTTGTATTCACTGGGGTTGAGAGGTTCAGTGGGGTTATTGGCTCAGTGGTGACAGTGCGCCCTAGGGAGTTATCCACAACCCCAATGGATACATGTACCTAGTGGATAGGCAACCCGGCTACCCGGCTACCTATCCAATGGGTATCCGGCCACCTCCCCACTGGCAACCAGGCAACCAGGCAACCCGGATCCCGTGCGCCAGAGGGGGGAGTGTACCGGGGGTGGGGGCAGGGAATCCGGGTTGCGTCTGTGAGTGTGGGGATCAACCCAGATCCCGCGAATAAAATTTTAAAATACCTATATAAGGGTTTCCTTAACTACCCAGATCCCGCGTAACAATTTCTCAAAAAATAAGTTATCCACAAACCCATTGGAACCAGGAACCCACGGCATCCACATCTTCTCCACCACCCCCACTCGTGCTAGACTCCCGTGATATGAAGACACCACTTTTCATAGAAACAGGCATCCCTCATTGGCTCCAGCCGCCAAAGCTGGACCGCCATCCCCCGTTTACTGAGTACACCTGGGAACAGTTCCTCGACTGGATCAGGGGTGGGGGTACGCTCACATCGTACTGTCGAGAGAACCACAACGCCCCGGACGCCGGCAGGCTGCGTCGATGGATACACGCCGATCCGAAACGGTTGGATGAGTATTACGAGGCAGACGCTATCGGGAGTGGTCATGTGGAGGATGAGATGATCGACATCGCGGATGGCATGAGCGATCCCTATGGAATGCCCTCCGATGTACAGCGCGACGCTCTTCGGATCAACACTCGTAAGTGGCTACTGTCTGTCAAGAATCGTGCCAGATACGGGGAAAAGAAGCAGATCGACGTAGGGGTTACCGTGGACATGGGTGAAGTGATCCAGGAGGCCCGTGCCCGGGTGGAAAACAAAAGGCAGCCTGCTTTAATCGAGAACGGTGAGGTGGTGGATGGCTGAGAAGGCAAAACCCACCGCCCGTGAGCAGGATCTGATGAAGGACCTGCTCCAGTATAAGTACAACCCGTATGAGTTTTCCCTGTACAACTTCCCCTGGGGGCAGGAGAAAACCCCATTGGAGATGTTTGAGGGACCGAGAGCCTGGCAGCGGGATGACATGCTGCGCATCGCGGACCATCTACAGCTTGACCAGGAGAAGCGTCGGATCGGCCTCCCACCGACTCCCTTATACCTGGCCCGGTCCAGTGGGCGCGGTATCGGGAAGTCCGCAGGGGTGGGCATGATATCGGACTGGTTCATGAGTACGTGGTGGGGCGGGACCGAGATCATCACGGCGAACACCGAGGCACAGTTACGATCAAGGACCATGGCCGAGGTGGGGAAGTGGGTCACCATGGGACTGAACTCGCACTGGTTCGAGAGGAGTGCGATGAGCGTCCGCCCGGCATCGTGGTTCGCCCAGCTCCTGCAGAAGCAGCTCAAGATCGACACTCAGTATTACTACGCCGATGCCCAGACGTGGAGCGAGGAGAACCCGGATGCGTTCGCCGGCGCCCACAGTATGATCGGCATGCTGTTGATCATGGACGAGGCGTCGGGCATCCCGGACAATATATGGAGCGTGTCAGACGGGTTTTTTACGGACCTGGCGGAGATGCGACTGTGGATATGCTACTCGAACCCGCGACGGGCAAGCGGTCGGTTCTTCGACTGTTTCCATACGAATGCGAAGTTCTGGCAGACCCAGAGCATTGACAGCAGAACGGTGGAGGGGGTGGACCAGTCGGTCTACAACCGGATCATCGAAATGCACGGGGAAGACAGTGACGAAGCCCGTGTCGAGGTGAAAGGGCAGTTTCCGAGGCAGGGTGAAGCACAATTCATATCGAGAGAGCTGGTGGTGGAGGCGCAGAAGCGGGAGCCGGTGCCGGACCCCGATGCCCCGCTGATCATGGGTGTGGACATTGGTAGGGGTAACAACGACTACTGTGTGGCCCGGTTCCGTCACGGTAAAGATGCGCAGGGTATCCCGCCGACCAAGTGGCGGGCACCCACGTTCATGGACTCGGCCCGGAAGATTGCGTGGTTGATGGACAAATATAACCCGGATGCCGTGTTCATTGACCAGGGCATGGGGTCTGCAGTAGTCGAGATCCTGAAGAGTATGAAGTACAAGACCCGGGAGGTGGCCTTCGGCGGCCCATCCACCCGGGCAGAGTATGCCTACAAGCGGACCGACATGTATGCTTACCTTCGGGATTGGTTGGCTGATGGAGGCTGCATCGACAAGGATGCGGACCTGTACACCGATCTGACGGCAGTTGAGTATAAAGAGTACGGGGCTGCCCGGGACAAGATCATCCTGGAACGGAAAGATGAACTGAAGAAACGGATCGGGCGGTCGCCTGATGACGGTGATGCCTTAGTACTCACTTTCGCGGAACCCGTAGCCCGGAGAGATATCCGGGCTGCACGAAGAAACAGGACCCCGGTAGCCAAGGGGCTTGACGCCCCCGTACTCGGGTGATAGCGTTCACGAAGGTAAACTAGGAGACGAGTCTATGTCCAGTCTGTTTGGTGGTGGTCCCACACCGCCCCCTCCCCCGCCCCCGGCACCCACTCAAGACGACGCATCTGTGCAAGCGGCTGCTGCTGAAGAGCGGAAACGTCGCCAGTTGGCACAAGGAAGATCATCCACTATTCTTGCCGGAGAGGTATCCAACGAACCGGAGACCGCACGTAAGAAGCTGCTGGGATCATAAATTATGGCTGAGAATCTGGGTCAAGACTCCCGTGCCGATGCTGTCATCAAAAGGGCGGATCAGCTCAAGGGTGACCGCTCGAACTGGGAATCACACTGGGAAGAAGTGGCCGAACGGGTCTGGCCCAGCTACAGCACCCTGTTCGAGGCGGGGAATTACTCCGATGTGTCCAAGGGTGAGAAGCGGACCCAAGAACAGTTCGACTCCACAGCATCCATCGCACTGACCCGGTTTTCTTCCGCTATGGAGTCGATGCTGACCCCCCGAAACGGGATCTGGCACCAACTGAACGCCACCAACCCGGATCTGATGAAGATGCGGGAGGTTCGGTTATGGTTCGATGAAGTGAACCGGTTGTTGTTCAAGTACCGGTACATGCCGAACGCCAACTTCGCGTCCCAGATCCACGAGATCTATATGTCCCTGGGTGCGTTCGGTACCGGTGCTATGTTCATAGATGACATGATGGTTCGGGGCAGGAAGGACGGCATCCGGTACAAGTCCATGTTCCTGGGCGAGGTGTTCTTCTGCGTCAACCACCAGGGCATCGTGGATACGGCATATCGACGGTTCCCGATGACAGTTCGGCAGATGATTCAGCAGTTCGAGGACCAGGTTCCGAAGAGTATCGCAGAGAACGCGGACAATAACCCGGACAAGAATTACGAGGTGATCCACTGCATCCGCCCCAACGAGGAGATGGACTCATCCAGGGCAGACTTCAAAGGGATGCCCTTCCGGTCCATCTATGTCTCCGTGGAAGGTCGGGCTGTTCTTCGTGAGGGTGGGTACGAAACCTTCCCAATGCCAGTCAGCCGACATGTGACAACCCCGGGCGAGTTGTACGGTCGAAGCCCTGCAATGCAGGTACTGCCAGCCATCAAGACCCTGAATGCCGAGAAGAAGACGGTACTGAAGCAGGGTCAGCGGATCGTGGACCCGGTACTTCTGGCCTACGATGATGGAGTCCTGGACTCCTTCAGCATGGCTCCCGGTGCCCTGAACTACGGTGGTGTGAACGAGCAGGGCAGGTCTCTGATCCAGACACTGCCTACCGGCAGCCTGGCTATCGCCAATGAGATGATGAACGATGAACGCGCCGTCATCAACGATGCATTCCTCGTCACCCTGTTCCAGATCCTCGTAGATACGCCGCAGATGACTGCAACCGAGGTCATGGAGCGAGCCCGTGAGAAGGGAGCCTTGCTGGCCCCGACGATGGGGCGACAGCAGTCCGAACTTCTGGGTCCTATGATCGAACGTGAGTTGGACATCCTGAGTCGTCAGGGGAAACTGCCCCCGATGCCCCGGGTGCTGACCGAGGCGGAGGGTGAGTACAAGATCGAGTACGATTCCCCACTGTCCCGTGCGCAGAAGGCTGAGTCTGGCGCTGGCACCATGCGGACCATTCAGTGGGCTGCGGAGATTGCTGCGAGTGCACAAAACCCGGCGCCCATGGATCACTTCAACTTCGACGAGATTGTGCCTTATCTGGCAGACGTGAACGCGATGCCTGTCCGGTTTCTTAACGACATGAATGCGGTCGAAGAGATGAGGAAAGGGCGTCAGCAGCAGTCCGAGACTCAGCAACTGATTGACGCAGGCCCCTCTGTGGCGGCGATGATGAAGTCGGGTGTGGGGGCTGAAGCGTGAGTTTAGTTGAGAGAGCCCGATCATTCCTATCCGGTCGCCAGCGGGCGTATAAGCTAACGTTTGGTGGGGTAGCTGGGGATACCGTGTTGCAAGACCTGGCCCAGTTCTGCCGAGCTCACGAATCGTGTTTCCACCCAGACGCCCGAGCATCGGCACTGATGGAGGGGAGGCGTGAAGTATGGTTGAGGATCAAGGAGCATCTTGACCTGACCGAAGAGCAACTGACTGAGTTGCACATTCCACAACAGAGGAAGATTCAAAAATGACTGAAGAAGCTATCACCTCCGGTGAGACCGGGGACGGTGGTGCCACTACTGCAGCCGCAGCGACTGGTGCCGTGACGAATGAAACCGGTGCGACCGAGCAGCCGTGGTATTCAAGTTTCGATGAGGACACTCGGGGCTGGATGGAGAACCGTGGTCTAACCAAGATGGACCCGACGGTAGCCTTGGAGAACGCCGTTAAGGGGTTCAGGAATGCCGAGAAGTATGTGGGCACTCCCCACGAGAAGTTGCTGACGGTGCCGGACTTCGACAAGGCGGACAAAGCGGAACTTGACCAGTTCTACTCCAAGCTGGGCCGCCCGGCTGACGCCGAGAAGTACGAGCTGACGGTCCCCGAAGGGCAGCCGACAGACTTTGCAGACTTCGCCAAGACCATGTTCCACGAGGCCGGCCTGACCGACCGACAGGCGCGACTGATTAACGACAAGTGGAACGACTACGTTGCAGGGCAGGGTGATGCTCAGGTCGAGCAGTACCAAGAGAATCTGAAGCAGCAGGATGCTGCACTCCGTAAAGAGTGGGGCGAAGCCTACGATGACCAGATCGACAAGGCGAAGTCGGCTGCGCGTGAGTTTGGCCTGCAGGAGAACCAGATCGACGCCATGGAGAAGGCGCTGGGATTCGATGGTTTGATGAAGTTCATGTCGAACATCGGCGCCAAGCTGGGCGAAGATACCTTCGTCACAGGTGGCAACGGTGGCGGTAACTTCAACGGAAAGATGACCCCCGCAGGTGCGCAAGCCCGCATTAAGCAACTCCAGGGTGACAAGGAATGGTCCTCGAAGTACATCGCTGGTAATCATGAGGCGCGAGCCGAGATGGAACGGTTGATGAAGGCGGCGTACCCCGATGTCTGAGAACGCTATCCACGATATTCGGATGCGGTGCCTGGAGTTGGCCCGTACCTTGGTGAGCCCCTCGGTAGCGGACGCTCCGGGGGAAGTAATTAAAATTGCACGGGATCTTTACGAACGGGGGATCTTGTGCAATGATGTCGGTAATACCCGAGATACGCCGAAGCGTGGTAAACGCAGAGGCCCCCGGGGAAGTCGGCAAAACGGCCCCTCTCCTGATGAGGACACGCCAGGGAATGTGATCGCCTGAAAGGGTCGCACTCTTTTGTATTTCTCATTAGGAGACTGAAATGTCTGAAAATATCCCTACACATTACGTGCAGCAGTACAGCACGAATATCCAGCTCCTGCTTCAGCAGAAGGGCTCCAAACTCCGCAATGCGGTGACCATGGGCTCCCATGTTGGTAAGCAGGCTTCCCCGGTCGATCAGTTCGGTGCTGTTGAGATGCAGTCGGTGTCTGGCCGGTTCAATGCGATGCCCCGAGTGGACGCCGCAACCGACCGTCGGTGGGTTTTCCCGTCCGACTTCGATCTGCCCCAGCTCATCGACGAGTTCGACAAGCTGCGTCTGATCACCGACCCGTCCTCGGCTTACGTGGCAAACGCCGTCATGGCAGCAGGTCGCCAGTTCGATAAATTGATCTGTACTGCGTTCACGGGTACAGCCAAGACCGGTGAAACCGGCAGCACTTCGACCAGTTTCACTGCTGCGAACGAAGTGGACGTGGCCGTTGGTGGTGCGAACTCAAAGCTGAACGTCGCCAAGATCAAGGCCGTCAAGGAACTGATGATGGCGAATTTCGTGGACTTTGACATGGAAGAAGTGTTCATCGGCATCACTGCCGCTGATCATGCGTCCCTGTTGAACGAGATCCAGGTGATCAGCACCGACTTCAACTCCCGGCCCGTGCTGGTGGATGGGAAGGTGCAGCAGTTCCTGGGGTTCAATTTCATCCACTGTGAGCAGATCGAGACCTCTCTGGCCGGCACCAACGAAGTGACCCTTCCTGTGTGGGTGAAGTCCGGTATGTACCTGGGGCTCTGGAATGACATCAACAATTCCATCTCCCGGCGTAATGACCTGCAGGGTGAACCCTGGCAGCTCTACACCAAAATGACCGCTGGCGCCACCCGTCTCGAAGAAGACAAGGTGTATGCTATCGAGTCCTACCGGGCATAATTAGGAGATTATCATGGCTGATCTGAAATCTACCCATATCACGAATGCCACCGCTACCCCGGTCGTGTTCACCAACGCCGCAGAAGGTCAGGGTCGCCTGATGGAAGCAGTGGGGGTGGTCTCGCCGGCTGCAGACCAGGCAGATGACACCATCATGCGGATGTGTCGGGTCCCCTCGAACTGTCGCATCTCGCAGGTGCTGCTGAATGCTGCAGATGCAACCACAGGCGGCGCCATCGACATCGGCGTGTACCAGACCGATGGTAACGGCGGCGCGGTAGTTGATCGTGATCTGTTCGCCAGCGCACTTGCACTGACTGGTGGTCCGTTCAATAACTCCGACCAGACCTATGAGTCCGGTGAGTACACTTACGCCGAGTCAGACAACCCACTGTGGGAAGTCCTGGGTCTGTCTGCCGATCCGAACATCGAATACGACATCTGTTGTGTCGTGGAAACGGTGTTCAACGGTGGTCCGACTGTAATCGGTCTGAAGGTCCGCTACGCGGTGTAACCAGAAAGGGGGACTTCGGTCCCCCTCTTTCCACGGGAGGCTATCATGGCCGACAAATTTTATTCCGTTGTGCTGGGCGAAGAGATGACCCATGAGGTCACCGAGGGTGCATCCACGTCCAGTGAGGCTATCGAACTGCGAGTGGCGGACTCAATCTACACCACCAAGTTGGATGTCATCCTGGGTCTTGAGGCGATTATGAATCATCTCAAGGCGACCGAAACCAGTCCGATTGCGTAGGGGTGCTTCATGAGACCTGTTGATCACGTTCTTGAGTTCGAGGCGACAGCGGGGAACGTGGTCGCCGTAATGTCCAATACTACTGGTGAAACGCTGGAAATATTGTTCGGTGAGGTGAGTGTCACGACCGATGCAACCGTCGCCAACCGATATATCAGACTCGCGCTGTATGATGCGTCTGGTACATTTTTCATGGATATGCATGCCGGTGCAGCGGTGCCTGCAAGCCAGACGGGAGTCCATATCCAGTATTTGCAAGGGATTTATCGGGAGACATCCTTCATTGACACAGCACTGCAGTCCCCAATCCCGACGAAGTTCACGTTGCAGTCTGGATGGTCTATGCGGTGTAGTGCGTTCAATGGTGTAGCCGGCGATGAGTTCAGCGGCAAGTTCTACACCAGGGAAGTGCGTGAGTAGCGATCCATGCCGGAGGTAATTCGTGACATCAGAAGTGCAGATATGCAACAGGGCTCTCCAGAAACTTGGCGCCTCGACCATCCTGTCTCTGACTGAGGATAGCACCGAGGGTAGGGCATGTAATCTTGCCTATGAACCGGTCAGGGATGCCCTGCTGCGCTCACACTGGTGGTCGTTTGCCATCAAACGGGCGTCCCTTGCCGCGTCCTCCACGTCACCACCATTTGGATATGACAACGCATTCCCCCTCCCGGCAGACTATCTGAAGCTGGTCCCACCAGACCATCGCGAAAAAGTCTACATGACTGACTGGAAGCTGGAGGATGTTGGTGGCAGTCGGTGCATCGTCACCGACGAAGATGCTCCACTGGAGATCCGGTATGTCAGCCGGGTGACCGATCCAAATAAGTTCGACTCACTGTTCGTCGAGGCCCTGTCCGCCCGGTTAGCGATGGAGATGTGTGAACAGTTGACCCAGAGCAACTCCAAGCGACAGTTGGCGATGCAGGAGTACCAGGATGTTATCCGGGATGCACGGAAACACAATGCGTTCGAGACACCCCCGGTGGAGGCCGCTGACGGGTCCTGGATCACGGATCGTCTGTAATGAAAGCATCCCCTATCCAAGAAGCATTCAACGCGGGAGAATTCTCTGAGCTTTCGGCAGCAGTAGTCAATTACAAGAAATACCCGTACGCCTGCACACTCTTAGAGAACATGATCCCTCTGGTGCAGGGCGGCATCAGCCGGCGCACCGGTACAATGTTCGTGGCGGAAGTGAAGACCAGCGCCAAGTCCACCCGGCTGATCCCTTTCCAGTTCTCCGTTACCCAAGCCTACATCATCGAAGCCGGGGATCAATATTTCCGGTTCTACCGGGATCGAGGGCAAATTGAGAGTGGTGGGTCGCCGTATGAGATTGTATCCCCCTACTTGGAAGCGGATCTGTTTGAACTGAAGTTCACCCAGTCTGCGGATGTGATCTACATCACACACCCGGATTACGCTCCCCGGAAACTGTCCCGTACGGGGCACACATCCTGGACCCTGACCGCTATCAGTTTCCTGGACGGACCCTACCTGGTGACGAATTCGGGCACCACGACGATCACGCCGTCGGCCACCACCGGGTCTATTACATTGACGGCTAGTGCGGCACTGTTTGCCTCGACCGATGTGAACCGGTTGGTGAGGATCAAGCACTCCTCAACGTGGGGGTACGCCAAGATCACCGCATTCACCAGCACGACTGTGGTGGACGCCACGGTGATAAACGACTTCGCCGACACTACAGCATCAACTGAATGGCGCCTCGGATTATGGAGTGACACAACCGGTTATCCGGCTGCCTGTATCTTTTTCGAGGATAGGTTGTGCTTCGCCGGGGGCGATTACTCCCCCCAGCGAGTGGACATGAGCATAGTGGGAGATTATGAGAATTTCGCGCCATCTGCCACCGATGGCGTGGTGGCGGACGACAACGCGGTAGCGGTAACCCTGAATGCCAATGATGTGAATGCCATCCGATGGATGGTGGACGACGAGAAGGGCCTGTTGATCGGCACCACCTCGGGTGAATGGATCTTGCGTCCATCTTCGCTGCAGGAGGCGATCACCCCAACTAATATCGCAGCCAAACGGTCAACGGCCTATGGAAGTGACAACCTCCAGGCGCTCCGGGCGGGTAAGGCCGCTCTGTATGTTCAGAGGGCGGGTCGTAAAGTGCGAGAGTTGGCCTATGTCTACGAGGTGGACGGGTTCCGTTCTCCAGACATGACCATCCTAGCAGAACACGTCCTGGTGGGGGGTGTGACCCAATTCGCATATCAGCAGGAGCCCTCTTCCATTGTGTGGTTCGTCCGGTCAGACGGCCAATTGGTCGGTCTTACCTACGAACGAGATCAGGACGTTGTTGGGTGGCACAGGCATATCGTCGGTGGGTCCTTCGGTAGCGGGGACGCAGTGGTTGAATCAGTAGCGGTGATCCCCACCCCTGATGAGACAGCAGACGAGCTATGGCTTGTGGTCAAGAGAACTATTGACGGCAGCACAGTCCGCTATATCGAGTACCTTACACCGAAGTTCGAAGATACCACGACGGAAGACGCCTTCTTCGTGGATTGCGGACTGACCTACGACAGTACTGCAACGACTAGCATCAGTGGCTTGGATCACCTTGAAGGTGAGACCCTGCAGGTCCTGGCTGATGGGGCAACCCATCCCGATGTTACGGTGTCGAGTGGGAGTGTGACCCTTGTCAGATCCTCCAGCGTTGTACACCTTGGGTTGAAGTACACTTCGAACCTGCAGACATTGCGAATCGAAGCGGGTGCTGCTGATGGGACTGCCCAAGGCAAGACCAAACGAATTCACCGGGTTGGGGTCCGCCTTTACAAAACACTTGGACTGCAGTTCGGCCCATCTGCTTCAAATCTGGACACCCTGCCGTTTCGTACATCTGCGGATGCGATGGGGGACCCTCCCGCCTTGTTCACCGGAGACAAGTCGGTGGCGTGGAACGGTGGGTACGAACGAGAGGGGTATATGTACTTCCGGCAGGAGCAGCCGTTGCCATTCACCCTGTTGGGAATATTCCCGCAGCTTGTGACACAGGACAGGTGATGGAGATCGTGCCTTTCAAAAGAGAACATCTGAAGAATATCCTGATCCAGAACCAGCAGGAGGGTTTCCAAGAGCTGTTGACCCCACTACTGATGAGACAACTGGAAAAGGATGGGTATACCGCTGTTGACAACGGGGAGATCATCGCGTGTGCAGGGGCCAGCGAGGTATGTCCCAATAGAGCATTGGCGTGGGCCTATATTTCCCGTGACGTGGGGCCTCGGATGATTCAGGTCACCCGGGCGGTGAAGCGGTATCTCAGTATCGCCCCATACCGGCGAATTGAGATGGACGTGGACTGTGACTTCCCGGAAGCTCATCGGTGGGCGCGGATGCTGGGGTTCGAGCTTGAGTGTGAGAGACGCCGGGCTTATACTCCGGATGGTAGGGATTGTGCACTATATGCGAGGATTTTGTAGATGGACCCCGTCACAATGAGTATTCTCAGTACAGCGTTCTCTGTTGTCGGTGCCATCTCTCAGGGCCGACAGGAGAAGAATGCTGCCGAGTACAATGCCGCCGTCGCCAGGAACAATGCGATTGCAGCCCGGCAACAGGCAGCCGCGAACGCGGAAGCCCAGGGTCGGGAGGCCCGGCGACGTATTGGGTCAGCGAGAGCCGGGTACGGGGCATCGGGTGTCGCCCTTGAAGGGTCTCCCCTGGACATCATTGAGCAGTCGGCCTTGGAGGCAGAACTTGACCGGCAAAACATCCTGTATGCGGGCGACCTCAAGGCGAGTGGGTTTGAGAGTACGGCTACACTGGAAGAGTCACGCGGGAAGAGTGCGATGACCGGTTCCATTTTCAAAGCCGGTAGCTCATTGTTGACTGGCACTCAAGACTATTTAACCAGGACAGGCTGATGCCAAAAATCAGAGAATACACGCAGCAGACTACAGCCCAAGGCGGGATCAACACTCGCCGGGCTACCGCCGAAGACTTTGGGGCTAACCCGTTTGGTGATATGGCAAACGCGGTGAATCAGATCCAGCAGGTACAGCAGAAGAAGCAGAGCCGACTTGATACGATCCAGCGGGTTCGGGCTCTCAATGAGTACGATACGTTTGCACGGGATCAACTGACCCAGATGCAGGCAGAACAGGACTTTACCGACCCCAGTGTCCTATCCTCTTACGGAGAGGCATTGGCGGAAAAACGGGATGAACTTCTGCAGGGCCATGGTGGGAGTGAAGATAGTCGTTTACAACTGAATGCGATGCTGGAACAGTCGAGGGGGAGCCACGCGGGGATTGCATCCAAGACCGCCATTGAGTCCCAGAAGGCGTTGGTCAATAACCACATCTCGTCGGTAAGAAAAACACTGGCTGATACATCTGCCAAGTCACCGGACATGATTCTCGAACACATGGCGTCATGGGATGCCGAAGTGGACCAAATGTCCGGAGCCCTCACCGAGGAGGAGCAGACAGCGCACAGGATCACTGGTAGAGGGGAAATCCTGAAATCTGGTGTCCAGACCCTGATGATTCAGGGGGATCTTGATCAAGTAGAGCAGGTGCTTACATCAAAGGTCGCCGTGGAGTCTCTTCCAGCGGCAGACATGCGTTCCCTTAAACTCCAAGTGGTGAAGAAACGCCGGGAGAATGAGATTGAATCGAATAAAGGTCTCCAGAAGCTCCAGGAGACTGCTCAGATTCTTGGGGTCTCTGTGGATCAGATCACGCCGGAACAACGTTTACGATTGGCTGGGCTTGCACCGAAAGAAGGGGCGACTACCTTTGCTGACAAGGTGGCGGACGCTGAAGCGGTACTCGGGCGCCCGTTGAATGAGTCCGAGAGGCAGAACATTATCGGGCTGGAATCCTCTCAGCCAGACTTCGGTCGGGGCATCACTGGACAATCGCTGAACATTCTCAATGATTCTGCAAATGCTGTGGCGTATGGCTTGGCAGATGAACGTGAAGTGACGATGTTCGAGTCGGCGCTGAATGAGTACATGAAGCCCCAGCAGTATAAAGACCCCCAGACGGGCGATATCCAGACGATTCGCAGAACCCCGGCCAGGCACATTCTGGAGGCTGCCCGTCGTGCTGGTATTCCTATCCCCGGTGGTCAAGTGGCGACAGGGGAGACCCCGGAGCAGACCCCCGAAGTTGCGACAGACAAATTCCTTGATCTGAGTGGGGAAAATACATACGAGGGGCCTTCTGTATGGCAATCTGCAGGAGCGGGAGACGTTACCGGACCGATACCCGCTGCCCGTGAATTCGTTGGAAGAATTCCCGGAGTAGGTGGTGCTTTAGGGGAGGTGGTGGGATCGAGACAAGTGGTGCTGGCTAGAGAGCAGATTGCAACTCTCCAGAGACAGTTGGTCACATCATTGCAGCAGAATCCGCGGTTTGCCGTAGGTGAGATGGAGAGGATTGAGGAAGTTGTAACAATCGAACCGTCTCTCATGGACAATCCCACAGCATACAAGCAACGGTTACTGGCAAGAGACATCGACCTGGAGCGTCTGTACAACGACGCGATGAAGAACAGTACCGATATGAGAGCCGACGCCGAGTTTAGGAAGCAGAATTTACGGGCTGCGATACGAATACAACAGTTCCGTGAGAGAGTTGGGGTCCCTCCACGAGTGAAGACCGTGGACGAGGCACTGTCATATCCACCAGGATCAATCGTTATCGGACCCAATGGTAAGGAATACCGTATCCCGGAGAGAGGTCAGAATGCCGCAGAATAACCAATCACTTGAGGATTTCGACAAGGCACTTATCCCGGTTGACGGGACCAGTGCTCCTCCCTCAGATGATTTCGATTCTATGCTGGAACCCGTAGACCAAGGGCCGACCGCTGCAGAACAGTTGGGAGCGGCAGGCCAGGCAGGTGCAGGGGAGATGGTCCAGAGTGGATCACTGCTCGGTGGCGCGGTAATGGGTGCCCGTGTCGGGATGCAGGCGGGGGCGCAGACAGGTGTTCCCGCACTAACCGCTCTGGGGGGAATCGGTGGTGGACTCATAGGTGCCTTTGCCGGGCAGGAAGTGGGTACTCGTGGCAGAGAAACGCTGTCCGAAACCAACATCCCCGGAACCGATACTCCCTTTGCGGTTGGTTCTGTGGATGATCTGCCCTCCGATTTGAGACCTGCAGGGATTGCCGGAGAAGTATTCTTCGGGTCTGCTGTTCCAACAACCATGACGATGAATGCTGCACTAAGAGGTGCGTCGTTTGAGGGCAAAACACTGGTAGGAAAGTGGACCAACTCCATGTTGGAGACGATCCGAAGCTCTCCGAAAGCGTTCATGGGCGCCGAAGTAGCTTCTGCTGGTGGCGCGGGTCTTGGTGGTGCAGTTGCGGAAGAGTTGGCTCCCGGTGAAGGAGGCGTTCGTCTTGGTGCCGAGGTTGTGGGGGGTCTATTCAACCCATCCCGGCTGCTGGCCACCAGTGGGAGACTGGCGAAGCAGACGTGGACGAGAGTATCACAGGTCATGTCTCCTGCGTCCAGGCAAAATGAGGCTGCCCGACTCCTGCAGCAGATTGTGACGGACGCGGGCGAAGATCCGGTCATGCTGGCACGGATGTTGAAGGAATCCAATCTGACTGGCACCAATCAGACTATAGCCCAACTCACGGGCTCCCCTTCTCTTGCTGCGATGCAGAAGAAATTGGGGGAATACAGCGCCAACTTCGGAGCGGAGACAGGTAGGCTTGCAACCGAAGGTCTGGACTCCGTGAAAGACATGATCGGAGTGCTGCACAATATAGGAGACCCTGCTGCACTGAAAGAGGCTGCGAGGTTGAAGAAGCAATACTTCTCTATGGTGTTGTCTTCCCGACTTCAGGCGGCAGAAGGGGAAGCACTCGAAGCAGCACGGAGGATCACGCGGGATGCCCCGGACGCCGTTGCTGATATCAGCACCAAGGCCCAGGAAGCCGTAGGCACCGCTCTGCGTGAATCCCGGAAAGTGGAATCCGAACTGTGGGGTCGAATCCCCAAAGACATGCAGATGACCGGTGACAATTTCGTAGAAACCCTACGTTCCCTTAAAGCGGAATTGCCGTCCACCACCAAGCTGTCCAGTATCGAAGGGATGACGGAGATCCTGACTTTCGCCAAGAGAGTGATCCAGGATAAGACCCCACTGACCACTGGAGAGATGATCCTGTTTCGGAGTAGGGTTCTGGAACTGCAACGGGACGCCTTGAAGGGGGCCAACGCCAAACCATCCGTCGCCAGGCGTCTGGGTATCGTTGCAGATTCGGTGCTGGATGATCTTGACTCCAAGTTCAAAACGATAACTATTCCCAATCTTCCGGGGATGCCGAACGTGGCGGAATCCTATGATGAGGCGCGATTCTTTTCTCGGGCACTCAATGAGACGTTCAAGAGGTCTTTTGTTGGGAAGGCGTTAGCTGACTCCGCATACGGTCAGACGATTTCTCCAGAACTCATGCTACGGAAGGCTATGTCCGGGGGAAGAGAAGCTGCCGCGCTAAAGATGAGAGAGTTGGAAGACGCCACCACCTTCCTGAAGAGCATGAACCGGGAGAGTGCCGAATCGTTGCAGACCTTCGACACCATGATCGACTCCCAAGAACGGATGATCCGAATCATGGCGTCGGAGTCCATTGATTCTGCGACCGGTAAACTGAGTCAGAAGAAGCTGTCTGATTTCATGCGGAACAATTCGGAATTACTGAAACGGTTCCCGGAGGCAAAGGCCGACTTGGAGCGGGCGGTGTCGTCTACCAGAGCACTCACTGACCTGGAAAACTCGGTCAATAATGTAAACAAGCTGGTTTCCCAAAAGGCAGCCTTCGCTAAGGTGTTGGAGTTTGAACACCCGGTTGATGCGGTTAGGAACGCAATCAAGAGTAAAGATCCGATCAAGTCGATGTCCGGGTTGGTGAGGCTTGCTGGAAAGAATGACGACTCATTGGACGGTTTAAAGGCGGCGGTCTACGATTACGCTGTTTCCTCGGCTACCACCGGGCAGCAAGGATTGTCGTTAAGCAAGTTCAGCAAAATCATGTTCGACCCAATCCGAGAAGGACAGCCTAGTCTCGCTGAGCTTATGGTAAAAACCGGAGCAATGGACTCCGGAGATCTTGATCGGAGTAAAAAACTGCTTTTGGAGGCAGCACGAATAGAGTCTACATTCCGACCCGGTATGGCTGTTGACGACATCGAGAGCCCTTACGACATGGTGGTAGACCTGATGTCTAGGGTGACTGGTGCAGTGGGCGCCACAAAGCTGTTTGGCGGTAGCGCCCAGGGTCACGGCATCCTTGTTGCCGGCGCAGGTTCCAGGTTCGGTCAATCAGTATTCAAGAAAGTGCCAGCAGAGAAAGTGCGTGAGATTCTGATGCAGGCGTCCTTGGATAAGGATCTGGCCCGTATGCTGTTGACGCAACCGACAACGCAGGCACAGCGGATCAAACTGGGTGCACAAATGCACTCATACCTGGTAACCAGTGGTATAATCTCCATCAAGGATGCGACCGAGGACGATCAATGACAGTCTCCAGCGAAACAAGCAAAGTATCGTATGCCGGCAATGACTCCACCACGGAGTTCTCCACAGGGTTCGCATTCATCGCTGACGCTGATGTCCTCGTCACTTTGGTGAGTGATGCTACTGGTGCGGAGACCGCTCAGACGATTACGACCCATTACACCCTAACGGGGGCGGGCACCGGGGTCGCCGGTACACTCACGACGTTGACAGCCCCACCATTCGGGTACACCCTGGTCATCAGCCGGGACATGGAATTCACCCAGGAAACGGATTATGTTGAGAACGATCCGTTCCCGGCAGAGACCCATGAGACCGCTCTCGACAAGTTGACCATGATATGCCAGCAGCTTGCAGAGCTGGCGAGCAGAACAATCCGGTTCCCACTATCGACTACGGGCAACAACGTCACCCTGCCCATCCCTGACGCCGGGAAGGCGTTGGCATGGAATACAGCCGAAGACGGGTTGATCAACACCAACATCGACATTGCCAGTGTAGCCGATTCAGCAGAGGCAGCAGAGGCAGCAGCACTTGCAGCGTCGGCTACCTTGCAGGGTTGGGTTGACCAGGTCCGAACCACTGAAATATTCGATGGTGGAGAGGCCAGTTACACGTTGTCCTACGAACCGGCCAGCATTGAGGCGGTAGAGGTCATCGTGGATGGCGTGTATCAGACACCCACGGTGGATTTCACCTTGTCGGGCGCCGTTGTCACCCCTGTCACCGCATTCCCAGCGGGGACTGGCACAGTGCTTATTCGATATGGGTACGGTGTGTTTATCGACTACGCGGATTCCACTACAGGTGTCGAGTTCGGTGGAACATCGTTGGCCGATGCCACTTTCTCCGACGCAACCCCGTTGGTTGTCAGAAGTGTCTATGACAGTACAGTACCATTGGGATGGAACACAGGATTCGGGCTGGCAGGTGTAGAGTTCGATATTGCCTTTAATGATTACTTTGCAGCTAATCCTACTGGTCATTTAGCTTTAATCTTACGATGTGACACCGATGTTATTGAAACTTATACTCGCGGTCAGGGTATGATTTTTGGTAATGTCTCAGGTGCACAGGAAGGAGCTAGTAATTATCCTACTACTCAGATTGAAACTTTCTTCTCTGGATTAGGTGCTCCTGCTGGTCAGCGTTATCTCATTCCGGGATCGGAAGGTCGAACAGATACGCCTCTTCTTGATGGTGAGCAGTATAAAGTAATCTGCACTGCAATGCAGGCTCACGACGGGAATTCTTACATTCGATACCAGTTATATCGGTACAATAATACGTACAGTGCGTGGGATTTGGAGCGCGATACGGGGGATGTGCGCGACGATAACACCTACGCGGATCTCACCAATTCTGGCATTGCCATAGGGCATGCGTTCAATGACGACCTTGTACCATGGACGGTTGAAATAACCAACATGCGCAGTTTCTGGGGTCCGGCCAGAGAACCCACGACTCATGTTAACCGAGAAGCAGCTGAAGGTGGCGGGAGCACCTTTGACGGGAACCTATCAGCTAATCTGAGTCTGTTGGGGAACGAACGAAGAATTAAAATCGTAAGTGATGACGTGGTCAACTTCGAGAAGAATGCGGCATTCCAAGATCAGACGACAAACAGTGGAACCACAGTATTCGTCATCCCCAACGGGACCAGTAACATCTCGTCATATACTGCTTTCTCCGACAGTGCCTTCGCAAATGGGCACTATCTGAGCATGGCGACCACGGCTTCTGCCGTGAAGTTTGATTCAGGGAAGTTGGGAACGGGTACAACCCGGGCAATGGAATTCCGTGTTGATGATACGGTGAAGTTGAAGATTAACACGGACGACTCGATCTCCATCCCGGGAACAGATCGGACATTGAGAGCCAATACGAGCAGTGCCACTCTAAGTGAACGGTTCAGCTTCCAGGATCTATCCGCCAGTACACCTACCGTGTTTACAATCAGGCCGGGGTCCGGGGACGATAATGCAACCATAGTGTGCACCAATGACAGTGACATGGACGCTGCCAGTGCCCAGTTGATTATGGGGATGAACAGTTCGGATGCAGTCATCCAGACATTCGCCACAGGCGGAGGGAGTTACCCTGATCTGATTGTCAAAACTGGGTTGACTACGGCTTTTACGATCAAGACTACCGGGGTGACTGAGTTCTCGCAAAACATTCTACTCCCCGGGGCGTCTGCCCAGTTGGGGTCAAGCGCGAGCTGGGCGAGCCCCACAGGTACGGCCTATCGTCACACTTTCAACTCGGACTCTTATCCGTCTGCCAATCTCACATCTCACGCGGACTACATCGTGGGGATCATGCGATATCTGAACGCCATGGTAACGGATCTGAAAGCAAGGAGAGTAATATGATGTATCAAGTACAGGGGGAAATTCTGCAACAGGTTGTGGATTATCTCGCTACGAAACCTTATGCTGAGGTGCACCAGTTAATTAACGCCTTGCAGCATTCCACACCGGTGGAGGATCAGACCGATGACAACTAAACCGTCGGCAAATATGTTGGATTCGGATGTCCCAACTGCTGCCCAGTTAGCACTGAAGTCGGACACCACCCACAACCATTCCGGCACTTATGAGCCGGCAGACGCATCGATATTGCGAGTTGCTGATTTTGAATGGGAAGTCGTGACGAGTGGTCCCCATACTGCTAATCCTGGGGATAAACTTATAGCCGACATGTCGGGAGGTGCGTTCACGATCAATCTTCCGGGGACTCCCGGGGCCGGGAACCATGTGACTATTCTCACCCTGGATTCCAGTACCAACGCTTTGACGGTCGGCAGAAGCGGTGAGAACATCAACAGTGCGGCAGCAGACTATACTCCTGCCAGCTACTCCGTATCGACTTTCGCTTACACTGACGGGTCAATCGGTTGGTCCGCCGCCAGTACTTTGAATATTGACGGGGCGGGAAACATCACCGTCGGGGGGAACATCACCGTCGGAGGCACTGTGGATGGGCGAAACATCGCAACCGACGGATCTACCCTCGATGGGCTGACAGCCGCTACCATCGCAGAAGACGAACTCATATTTTTTGGAGAATAAACGATGGCCACAATCAACACGTCATCCGTGGATCTGACCACGACCAGCGCGACCGAAGTGGGTCAGGCTGGGGCAAACGGCGGCACCTACATCGTCACGGCGGTGGCCCGGGGTACGGCAACGACCGTGACCATTGCCGCCAATGCCGCATCGGCCACCATTGCCAATGCCGGCACCAAGGTCTACCAGTACGAACTCCCGGCTACCGGTGAGCCGCTGCGCATCAAGGTGGTGCTGGGAGCGAGTGAGTACCTGAACGCCCAGGCTGGTGCGGGCAACCTCGTTTCCGTGAGCATGGAGGGGTACGACAAATGAGTACTGATAATTTCCCAGGCGCTGTAGCCGGTGGCATGACGGTTTTGAAAGAGATAGTAATCCGTGGCACCCAAACGTTTACTCCGGCCGACGACGTGGAAGCCATCGTCACTGTGATCGGGGCGGGAGGCAGTGGGGGTGTCGCCTGTCAGAGCGGTGGGAAAGCAGCGGCGTCAGGTGGTACAGCTGGAGGTATGGCGCAAGGAAAGCGGAAACTGAGTAAAGGAACGGCGTATACGGCGACCATTGGTGCCGGAGGCGCTGCCCCTACTACAGCGACGACAGGTAACGCAAACAACGGTAACTCAGGAGGTACCTCCAGCTTCTCTGGGGCGGATATTGTCACCCTGACGGCTAATGGTGGTGCTGGAGGGAATGCCGATGCGCAAAGCGCAAGTGCTGCAAGTGCGGCCGGTGCCACAGGTGGTACCGCAAGTGGTGGTGACATCAACTGCCAAGGCGGTGGATCTGGGGATGCTACGACTGAAAATTACGCGAGCCATGCTGCGGCAACAGGCGGTGGTGCGGTTGGGTTCTACCGGGATGGGTTTCCGTCCGGGTCGGCCATCATTACATCCACGTCGACTAACCATAGTGTCTCGTCGGGCGGTGCAGGGGTCGGCGGAAAATCAGGTGACGCCAGTATATCGAGCACCGGGTATGCGTTAAGTGGTGCTGGGAGCGCTGTGAGCAGTGGCGATGATAGATCGACAAGCGGTGTTGCAGATCCAGGGCAGGATGCTCTAGGTGGTGTCGCAGCAGCCGGTGCTAATGGCGCAGATCCCATGGAAATATCATCCGTATTAGACGGGTATGGAGGTGGTGGAGGTGGGAATTATTCCGGTCAGCCCGGGGATGGCGGGTCTGGGGCGGGTGGCGGTCCTGTCGGAAATGCTGCCGGTGGAATAGGAGGTGACGGAGGTCGGTTTGGAGGGGGCGGTGGAGCTGCAGGATATCCTGCCGGTAATTTAACAGCGGGACCCGGAGGCATTGGTGCCGGTTCTGGCGGCGTTGTTAATACAAACAATTATTCCGCCATTGGTGCCGCAGGTGGCGATGGAATTATCGTCATCCAGATCGTGGGGATAGGCTGATGGCCCACACGCTGCGGGTCGGGCTGTCATTGCCGAATGCCAACAATGCTGCGACCGGTGGATTGATCATCGGTGGCGAGGGGCCCGGACCCGACGGTGTGATCCTGAAGGGCGGTGGCAACCCTGCATGGCCGAAAATTAAGGCCACCAGGCTGGGGTCCCCCACGCAGTTTCAGATATACCCCAACGCAATCCAGTTCTCGGCATGGGCGTCCGGTCCCGATGTACTCACGACCTCGGGCGGCACGGACCTGACCACCCCGGACCTGTATGTGGACGACAGCATCTGGTGGAATGGGGTGTGCTACCGGGTGGCGCAAAGGCTGACCCGGGACACCATACGCCTCAAGACCGCATCCGGGAAAAATCCACACTTCTCGGTCTACCCCGACGAGCAGACTGCACGTAAGGGTGGTCGGATCCACACAGGCTATCACGTCTACCACCATGCCCGGGGCCAGTGCAGCGTCAAGGATGGTAGGGTCATCCGCCTGAAGGGTGATCTGTTCCATCGTGACCATGACCTGTCAGTGGTCATCGACGGGGTGCTGTATCGCAACCTGACCCGCCAGGACGGCAATACCCTGATGGTCCCCGGGGCACCGGATGCCACCACTGTCCCCTACATCTACCGGGGGCGTCCTCCGGAGGGTGCGGCTTACATCACCCTGCTGCGACTGCAGGGTCGATATGGCGATTCGGAAGAGGTGGCCGCTCATGTGATCACCCCGGAACGTCGCTACATGATCGAGACGCAGTTTGCCGGGGATGGCGACTACATGCCGATGGTGTTCCGAACCGGACCCCGCAATGACTGGTATTCGGAGAATAAAGATTTCAGTTCCAGCCGGGTGGCCATGACCGTGGATCACACTGGTAGTGTCACCTTTGGTAACGGTTTCAGGGATGCTCCCACATCGGCGCGACTGAATGTGGTGGACGACATTCCTACCGGGATCAAGAACGATCCGAACGGTCGCACCCGGCACGACATGTTATCCCTGACCAGCCGATACCACGGCGACCACACCAACCGGCGACTGGTGCTTGGCACCTTCAACGACTACGTGGGGCCGTTCCTACAGGCCGAGGATGAGGCCGGTATGCCGATGGGCATGCAGTTACAGCCCACGGAGGGCAAGCACAGCAAGGTATTCGTCGGCAAGAAGGGTGCGCCCTTCCCGTCCGCCAAGCTGATCGTGGGCGACAGTCAGGTCAATCGCCCTGTCCACTCTGCCGCGATGGCCCCGGCACTCCCGGGTAAGTACGACCTGGGCACACATGATTTCGGATTCCGATCCGTCTACCTGGATGGCGGGGTGATGGTGACCAGTTGCGAGGGGTCGCCGGAGGGGAAGATACCGGCAATACCCGGTTCTTTGTGTATGGATAGAGACGGCGGCAATCCTTACGTCAAGAATACGGGATCTGGTACGACAGGATGGAGGAAAATGTAATGGCTTTCCCAATGGCGCTCCTTGCACCTCTTGTCGGGGTGGGGGAGAAAGTTATAGACAAGATTTGGCCAGACCCGGAGACTGCGGCAAGAGCCAAGATCGAGTTGGCGAATGAGTTGGCGAATATTGATCTTAAACAGGACCAGTCTTTCAGAGACTTTATCGTCGCATACGAGGGTCGTGGGGATCAGGTGCACCCGATCATCCAGATATTGCGCGGTTCGGTCAGACCTGTAATCACGTACACTCTGGCAGGGTTCTTTCTGTACGGTTTTGTGCAGGGACCTAGTGGTACTGACCCCGACACTATGACTATGCTCTGGCAACTCAATCTGATCAGTATGGGTTTTTGGTACGGTGAACGAGCTTTGAAAAATTTAGGGGTGGGCCTGGGAGGGAAGTCATGACACTGCGAGAAAGACAATCTAAATTCGCCAGGATGGTTGCTCGACTTATTGACCACGCGACCGTGCTTGGGTACGAGGTGACTTTCGGGGACGCCTATGCTACCTCCGGCCACATTAACGGATCGTTCCACTACCAGCGGCTGGCCATCGATCTGAACCTATTCAAGGACGGTCAGTATCTTACTGAGACAGAGGACCACCTTCCGCTCGGTGAATACTGGGAATCTATCGGCGGATCGTGGGGTGGCCGGTTCAAACGCAAGGATGGAAACCATTACTCTCTTGGGGAATTGTAGTGACTGACGAAAATCGCCGATGGTCTGACGAAGAACTATCAAAATTTCATAGCGAGTTCCTTCTGCACCAAGAGCACGAACAGAAAGTTCAAGAAACCCTGAAGGATGCAGTGGATAGCAACACCAAAATGGTAAAAGAGATCCATTGCAACACCCGAGACATGCTGGCGGCATGGGACACCGTGGTCAAAGGGGTGACATTCTTCTCCACCATCGGGAAGTTCGTGAAGTGGGCAGCCGGTGTGATCGCAGCGGCAGGCATTATCTGGTACACATTCAGGAACGGGGGACCGTCGCCAAGGTGAGGACCCTTCCGCTAATCGGTAACCCATTTCACGATCACACAGTACTGACAGACACCGGGTGGCTTCTGCTCCCCGGGGTCTCGTACAACAGGGTCCCGGTTAACCGTTGTGGTAACCAGCACCAGCAGGATGCCGATGAGGAGTTTCACCCGTTCTCCTTCATTTGACGATACGCCTTGATTGCATTGCGGAGAGATGTCTGACTCTCCTCCTTATCACCCAGAGCCAATGCCTGTGCTTGGTCCAGGGTGTCCTCCACCAATATCCGATGGCAGATTACCGGGGCACCCTGCCCCTGCCTACGTATCCGGGCATTGAACTGCAGATAGAGGTCCAGTGACCAGTTCAGGCCGAACCAGACGAGGATGTGACCGTTGTCCTGCAATCCGTCCACACCATGGCCCATGCTTGCCGGATGCCCTATCATCAGTTGACAGTCGTCGTTCTTCCACCGGGCCATCGCGTTGTTCAATGACGCCTCAGATTTGCACTCAGTCAAGTTGATCGGGCGGAGTTTCTTGAACCGCTCCATGATCCGTTCCGCGTCTGCCCGGTACTGATACGCACAAAGGATCGGGGACCCGCCCGCCTCCTCGATGATGTCCTCCAAGGCGTCCAGTTTCAGATCGTGAATGTGTTCCCACTTCGGGATGCCGGGTATGGGGTAGACAAATCCGTTGCTGAACTGAAGGCAATTATGCACAATCAGTGGTTTACCGTCTGTCCCTCTAACAGTGTACCTGTGTCTGGGACCAGCGTTTACTATGTCGTAGACCCTACGGGTGCTATCGCCTCTGTATCTGACGCCCCTCTCTCTAACCTTTTGTATATTGTTATTGGTTTTAGACCGTACCTTCTTGCTGCTTGAGCTACGGTTATTCGACCAATCGGGGTGTCGATGTAGACCGATGATCTTCGATTGTTCGCTTGACGAGTCATCGTTCCCCATCTGCAATTCCCCGGATAGTACCCCGCAGAATTGTCCATTCTCTCTATGGTCAGGTGATCCTGATACCCATTGCACATGTCCTCCCAAAAAGCGGCAAATGACCCTAACCACCTTTCGCATACAGTGATACCCCTTCCCCCATAGCTCGGGTAGTCTTTGTCTGATGGGTTGTTGCATCGGGACTTCATGTTGATCCATATAACATAAGGACGCGTGCCCGTCATATTGTGGTGCGAGACACCTTTCTCCTTCCGACCCTTTATTATTGCTTCCGAGTGTTTGCACCCACATGATTTTAGACGATTGGTGTTCCTGCGAAGATTCTGACCAATCATCACCTTCTTGTTCCCGCAAACGCAGAGAACTTCCCATAATGCCAGGGATGAACCGTCCTTCCTCTTTCTGCTCCCAGCTCTCCGAATAACCGTCAGGTAATCGAACTGCTGATCTGTCATATCTTTCGCGGGATTCGCCATCGGTAATATCCCTCGCCTCTTTCCAACCGTCTGTCGTGAGAACCTTATGATCTGGAGTCATAAGAACATCGTGACAGTTTATAGTATATTTATAACCATTGAAAGATAAACCGGAGGTGTTTACCCATTCCTCACCATCCCAAACCATTTGGCCATCATACTGCTCAATAGGTATCCACCCATCAGTGGTTAAAACCTCAGTACCTTCAGCTATGCATTTATTGGTCAAGGATGCCTTGTTGAACACCTCCACATCGGTCCCGTTGTCGAGTTGGAAGAAGAAGTCCTTTTCCAGATCCTCATATTTCCGACGCATCTGTGGTGGGAGATCCACCCGGATATCGTTCATGATGAGGTCCGGGAGAGGATTGTAGTCCTCCGCTGACATCTGCATCGTGATATCCCCGATCAGGGATTTGATGGTCTCCTCGGTATCCGGGAATGCCTCCAGCTTGTAGGCTGACTTCTTGTAATAGAATCGCTCCGTGAACGCGGTCTTACTGGTGCCCAGACGCACCCCTTTGTCCAGGACCAGGTATTGACCGTGGAGATCCCGGTAACCGTTGGCAGCCGGGGTGCCGGTGAGTCCGGTGGTCCAGTCGAAGAAAGGGAGAATCTTGCGGAAGGCCGACACCCTTTTCGTGGTGCTGTTCTTCATTTTTGAGCAATTGTGAACAAGTATGCCATTTGCGAAGTACGTCTCGGCTTCTTCTACGTGGAGATTCCAAACATCAACGCCACCTGGGTATTGGTTATGTACAACACTGACCACCCTTGGCTGTTCAAATAGTCCCGTTTCTTCTTGTCTCGAATCTTCCCCAAGTGGGTGATATGAGACTGCCCCTGAACCTCGATTGCCACCCGGTTTACCGGATCTCCGAAATCCAATTTGTAGTGGGTTGGTATTCCGTCGATCTTCTTCGGGATGCGTAGGATATACTCCTGCTCGAATCGTTCTGGCAGAACCGTCCTCAGAAGATTTTCTGCCCAAGAACCCCCTGTACCATTCCCACCAGTTAAATGGGAATGGTCTCTTTTCTTGTGAGACTCGCTCATTCTCAATCGCATCTCTGCGGACCAAGACTTCCCTTTGTTCCAAACACCATTCTCCTGCCGATGTTTCTCCAGGGCTCTTATTCCACCATTGGTGATTGAACTCTTGATCTCGGGTTGCTGCATTCGCCACGTACTTGCGCACCCTTTGGAACAAGTGAACTGAGACTCTCGTCTTTTCCAGAACACCTTTCCACATATTTGACAAGACCCCTGGCCGAACCGTCGAATGCTGTGTTCTTTCATGCAGAAGGTCTCCTTCGTTAAGTTCCCCAGCTACACACCACGCACCGTTCGCCATAAAGGGATGGTTGGGTGTACACCTGATAGTTTCTCCAGATGTCAGCGTGATGGTGACAAGACAATAAGCCCTCTTGCGCATGGTGTTTATTACACGTCGCGGGCCAAGATGTGTCTCCACTATATCACCGATCTTGACATTCGCAATACTAATATCAGAATCGGAGGTGGACACTTGAACTTCAGCAGGAAAACATTCATCCCACACCACCCCGTTGAAGGGGATCTGGCGGTCCTTCTTGATATAGTATGTGGTCAGAGTATCTGCGAGCCATTTCAGGTTCTCGTAGTTGATGAGGTAGACATCGGCCTTTTGCATCAACGCCCTTGTGCGCTGGTCCTTCGTGCCGGCAACCATGGAGAACTTGAGGTGATGGGTGTGTGACCACTTCAGGGCCTCCTGGCGCCACACGAGACGGATCACCCGTATCGGAGCGACGATGAGGGTTCCCCGTAAAAACCCGGCATTCAGCAGATGTGCGATGCTGGTGAGGGTTATCGCGGTCTTGCCCAGCCCCATATCGGCCCAGATGGCGGAGTTAGGATGTGTGGACTGGAAATTGGACGCCTTCTTTTGGTAGTCGTGGAGTTGATCAGGGGTTAACATGTAGACCCCCACTGTTCCGCCATTGCATCAGCCCACCCTTGGTATGTTCTCGCTCGCTCTCTCCACCGATCCTCTGACGGAGGCAGGTTATTTTGACCAGAATCGGTTTGATTAGACCACCTCTTTTTACCGTCCACCACTCGTGGTTCAACCAATTTAGTAGGAGTTAGCGACGGTAGATTCTTCAACCACAACCCCGTCTTTTTACTAGCGTCGTGTCCATATTCATACGGTTGGATGTATTGATCTGGTTTCCGAATACGGGTGGATATGCAACCAACAGGGTTCTCTATTGCGATTTTTTCTATCGGAGCGTCCATCAGACACTTAACAAAAACCAACGCTGTTTCGGTCTTTCCCTGCCTGGTGGTGTCCCTTTTGTTCCAATGCAGACCGCTGCTGCATAAGTATGTGCAGTCGGGATGAGCTATCATCAAATCCCAACCAAAATTCAATATCTCTCGAACATCACCTTGCCAATGGAACCCGGGTACTTCTGTCTCCAATAAGTCGCAAGACATGGCGAAGTGCCCACGTTTCGCAAAGGCGTCCCTGACAATCCCCGAGTATTCACATGCAACCAAGACCTTCACGACAGCCCACTCCCCGGTATCCGATCTGGCACCATGCCCATATGAACCATATCCATGATGTACTTTCCCCCGTCAACCGTGTCCACCACGAACACGGGTACACCGTTGTTCCGCAGCCGGGTAATCTCCCGCTCTTGTGCGGGGGTGGGTTTCTTCCCGGTCTGCTTGAACTCGATGAAGAACACTCGACCTTCTGAAACAAACATCCGATCAGGCACGGCTGCCCTGGCCGGCGAGGTGAACTTGTAGTGGTCGATACCCAGCGTTTTGCCGTAGGTGTAGACCTTTTTCTCAATGTCTTTTTCTAGCATCACTTCAACCCCATCACTAATTTCTCAACCTCGTTGACATAGTAGTCATAATTAATGTCATCCACAGCATCCCGGATGTCATTGCACACACAGACCCGCCAACCCTTTTGAACCCCGATCCTTCGGTTCTCGGTCTTGCCTTGCTTTAGCATCGTGGGTGTGGGGGGCATGATCTTCACCAGTTCCCCACCCTCACGGGTGATGTAGTACCGGGTAATGTT